GCCCGTAAGCAGGACGCGTTTGCCAACGTCAGCGGACACGTCGGCGACGAGACGGAGCTTCTTTGCGGTGCCGCGTATGTCGCCAAAGGTGGGGAACCAGCCGCGCAGGTTGGCTTCGGCAACACCGCACGCGCCGGTGCCGCAACCGCACCCGCCCGCCGTGGAACAGGAGGCGTTACGCGGTCCAAGCCCATTGGACAGGAACTCGAACCAAAAATCATGGACTGGGGCAACCTGTCCGCAGATAGCCAACCGTTCAATAGACGCGATTTGGGCGGGCAACGTAGCGCATCCGTCAGTCAGGCATAGGCGAAACCGTCCGTAAGTGCTTATCCAAAGCGCCTTCCTAAGTAGTCGCTCGACAGCCTCGTTAATCCAACCAACGAGCCGGGCATCGGTTGGGCATACATTAAGCGCTACGGGTATGCGCGAGGCTTTGACCGCTGCCAAGGTTAGCTTCATGTGATGGCGTAGAACAAGCGCGTGGTGCGTTGGAGCAAGTAGCCGACGATAAACGGAGGAAGGTTGTTGTGTGGCGTTACCACGCCGTCCACGCCGCCTGTGGACTTGGAGGTAGCTTCGGCGTCGTCGGTTTCGCCGTCCGGGGTGAAGCCGTGATCGGGACCGGGCTCGTGGCCGTCGCTAAAGGTCCAGTAACCGTTGTTGTGGGTGTGCGGCGGAATCTCCGGGATGGTCAAGGCGTGGGTTTCTTCACCGCCTGTAGCGCCTTGAGCGAGCACTGCGCTGCTGGGAAGGGTGCCCGCCGCGATGGGAAACTTGGCCGCGATTTGAACGCCGTCGCTGTTCTTGGCCAGTTGCCACATGGGACCGCTGAGCGCGGACAGGGCAAGCGCGTCGCCGCCGTCAAACGTGGTAAAATCCGGCACAACATCGAACCACCATTGCGTAAGGCCGGGCACGCTTGGGTGCAGCGACAGCCATGCGCCGGATGCGAACCAATAGAGGCGCTCCGGGCGGCCGAACTGATCGAGCCGCAACCAGGGAAGGGTACCGTCAAGGGGCTTGGTAGCGGAGACGATAACGCCGGAGCCAGCGGCGGCGCTCACGTTGACGGTCTGGCGGGCGCTGAACTCGTTGAGGATGCTCTGGTAATCAGTGGCGCAGAAACCTGCGGGCAACTGACCGGCGATGACGGGTAAGAGTGCCATGTTAAGATCGCGCGATAGTGTAGTTGGTCCAAGACGAGCCGCAGTCCGGGACGGCGATGCAAGTGGCTTCGGCGGGTGGGCAGCTTGCGGTCATGGCATCGGGCAACACGCGGGTGTGCGGACGGAAGCGGCGCAGCCTGAACGAGCCGATGCCCTCGAAGCGGAATTGGAACTCGTAGCCTCGGTTGAGTGGCATCGAGGCAATGGTATTGCACGACTCAGACGGTTCGGGCAACAGGATTCGCGCGGCATAGCTGCGGGAGTTGGGCTTCCAGACGACGCATGTGTAGGGCGCGGGCGTCGGGATGGTGCATTGCGAGACGCTGGCGCATAGATGGATGGTAGCCCATGTGGTCCATCCGGGGTACTCGTCGGGGCGAAACTTCACAACCAGCGTGATCTCGTCCACAATCTCGTCGATGTAGAGTTCGCCCATGCGAAGCTGGACAAGCTGGTTGTAAGCAAAGCGGCGGCTTTCAAGGATGGACGCGATAGGCGTGCGAACCAGCGTGCTGTTGATGCCGGAGACGCTGACATAGGTGTCGTAGTAGCCCGAGCCCTCGGGCAGCAGCTCCCATAGTTCTATGAGGTTGTCGGCGGCGGCATTTAGGGCAAAGACGAAGCACCGTTCCTTGGACGCGATGCGCCCGCGCAGCACCTGCAACACTTTGAGACCGCTTTGCGGACCCTCCCAGATGGGCGGTTGCTTGCCGCGCATAGACGAAAGGCTGTCGAAGTTGACCGCGACAAGGCCGTCGTGGGTGATGCCGCCCGCAGTCAGCGCCGGGCTGACGGTCGAAAACAGGCGGTTGTCGAACAGCGCGGACGATCCGTAGAACAGGAAGTCAGACGTGTCGTTGGCGAGAATGGGGCCAACTTCGTGCGACAGGGGCGTGTTGCCGGGAGCGGTGGTATCACGACGCGCTACAAGGAAGGAACGCACGCCATCCACGGAGCGGTACCACAGGTCGTTGTTGATGTTAACGGTGCCGCGAGGCGAGAGCGGCCCGTAATCGAGCAGCGACACGGTCTGGATGGGGTAGGTGAGGTTCTTCCATGTGGTGCGGTCCACAGGCGCGTTGCAGCTAACGACGCTGTTGGTAGTGCCGATAAGGAGCGGGCCGATACCAAGCGCGGTGTCGATGGTCGCGAGCGGCTGCATGGCGGTGATTTCGCCCGCGTTGTTGGGTACCGCAAAGAAGCCGCCTTCGTTAAGAAAGTCGTTCTCGCTGACCTTGAGTATGGCGTCAACGCCGCCGAGCGAGGGGGTGCCGCTTGGGCCATAGACGATGTCGCCCGCGCCGAACGTGCGCCGGTCGGGCAACGCGAACCAGATACGCCCCCACGCATAGACTCCTAGGACGCTGGACGGGATTTCGCCGATGCCAGCCTGCCGCGCGGACGCGCCGTCGAAGAAGACGGGCTTTTGCTGGTTGGCGAGCGCGACGACGTAGATTTCGGCTTGGAACAGGTGGACGAACAGGGCGTCGGATGGGTTGGCGAGCACGAGGGTTACTTGGGAACCGCCGCGCAGGATGGGCGCGCCGGCGGCGACCGTAGCGTTGGCAGCACCTCCGACATAGGTCAATAGCAGGGCGTTGGCGAAGCGGTTGGTGACGGTGTAAGTACCGCTGTCGATAACGAGAGTGTCGCCGATGGCGAAGGCGGCTTCCGACGAGACGCTGGCCGTGACGGTGGCGGCAGGTGCGGGCACCGTGAAAGTGGCCGTTACTGTGACGGCCAGCGTTGGCGTCACGTCCTTGACGCTGGCCGCGCCATTCGGGTTGAGCGTGATGTAATAGAGATGGCCACCGGCGGCGAGCACGATGCCTTGTTGCGCGAGCGTCGAGTAAACGAGCGCGCCCTGAAAACGCGAACGGATCGCGGTGTCAAGCGGGCGACTAATCCACGGCGGGCGCGTCTTAACGAGGTTGCCGCGAAACGACAGGTTGGACGCGAAAGAGCACTGGTCGGCGGCGAGAAGGGACGGGTCGGTCCCGTAGTCCATGCCGCCGCTCTGAACGCTGAAGCCGGTCAGCAAGCGCTCGGGGTCGATGTTGGCGGGCATGGCTTATGGGTAGCTGACCTCAACAATGCGAGCCGTGATAACCCAGCGGATGAGCGTTGCGGCGGCGCCTGTGACGCCAATCTTCAACGAGTCGTTGCCGTTGTCAGCGGTCACTTGAATGCCAGCAGCGACGCCCCACGTTCCGCCGGTGCCATCGGCGATTACAACGGGCGTTATCGCACCTCCGACAAGAGCGGTGGTGCCGCCGTTGTTGTGGATCAGTCCTTCGGCCTTCCAGCCCGCCTCCACGCCTGCGCTCGAACGGCCAATGGCGAGGATTTGAAAAACCCACGCCTTACCTACGGGCACGGATGCGCGCTTCGTAGCTGTAGCCCCATTGAGGAAGGCTTCAACGCCGACGGTGGCATCAGTGGTCGAGACGCGCCAAATAAGGTCGCTGACTTGGGCATCGCCGACGGCGGCGAATGCGCCGCTGGCATGAGCAACTTGGCCGTACTTATCGGCTGCGGCTTGAAGACCGCCCAATGTGATTGCGCCCTGTTCGGTAGCGCTGTTGGCTTGGCCGCCTGTTACGACGGCGTCTGCGCCGCTGGCGGTGTTGCCAGAGCCGCCAGACACGGTTGATTGAGCGCCGCTGGCAAGGTTGGTGCCGCCGCCACCGACCGTGGAGGCTAAACCGGATGCAGTGTTGCTGGTGCCGCCTGCGACAACGGACGTAGCGCCGCTTGCTAAATTTACGGACCCGCCGCCCACCGTTGCGTTGTCGGTCGTGGCGCTGTTGTCGCCGCCGCCCGCGACAACGGATTCTTCACCGCTCGCGACGTTGGTGTTGCCTCCGCCAACGGTCGCGGTGAGGCCGCTTGCGGTGTTGTTCTTGCCGCCTGCGATGTTGCTGTTGTTGCCGCTGGCGACCTGCGTGACGGCCCCGCGCACGGGCTGGAGATCGACGGCGGACGTGCCGCGTGCGTTGCCTGCCGTAGTCTGGAGAGCGGTCGTGTCGGTGATGAGCAGGCCGCTGGACTGGAGCGGGGTTGGCGTGGTCGCGCCACTAGCGTCGAAACGCGGCACGACGTTGTCGGTGGCGGCGTTGGGCGTGATGGTACGGTATATGAGGCCGGTGGGCTGTGCGGCGAGCGCGGTGAGCTGCTGACCGTCGGTGCCAGCGGGGAAGCGCACGTCGCTCGCGAGCGGGCTGTTCGCGCCGTTATCGACAATGAGATCGCCGCGCGTTGTGGTGGGCGAGATGCTATTGAGGGTGACGCCGACTGCGACGCCGTCAGTACCCTTCAATCCGCCCGGGCCTACGCGCTGCCCGGAGCCGATGATCGTCGTAGGCGCAGCGTTACCGCTGTAGCCAAGGTTCGAGAGCGTCAGGTGCGTTGCGTCTGCGATGGCGGTAACGGTGTAGTAGCCGCCGTTCTGGACATAGACGACTTGGCCGATGACGGCCCACGCGGACGTGGCGACGGCGACGGAGACGGTAGCGGCGACGGCGGGCTGTGTATAGCCTGCGGTGGTCGTGGTAAAGGCGTTCGTGCCGTTCGTTCCGTTGGTGCCTGCTGCGCCCGCCGCACCGGCTGGGCCGGGAGTAGTAGCTGGAAAGCCGTCGGGGCATTCACCGCAGCAATCAGTCGAGGAGATCAAGGGAGCGCTCAAACCTTTTCCTTTCGTCGATAACGTTTACCGCGCACGCGCCAACCAGCCTTAATGTGGCTAAACATATGAGTCTTCGATACCCCTGCATGGACAGCCGCAGCGCCCATACACGTAAATTCCTCGCCAGTTTCAACGCACACGATTGGCCGCTTGCGCTTTTCGTTAGCGAGCACAAAAGCAGCTTGTGCGGATTTCCAACCAACCGACTCTTTCACTTTACGCACGTGTTCTGCTGACAGTTTCCTGCCCCTTAACTTCGCTGCCATTTTGGATAGCGCTTCGGGCGGCAACCCGCGTTTATTTCGCGCAATCGTAGCGGCGATAAAAGCGGGTGACGCTTTCCTGCCAGTGGGCCTGCCTGTCAGCGCCTTTGAAATCTTGGCCCGAGTCTCCGCCGACAACCCTCGCTTATTACGTTCAATTGTACGCTGCACGTTCAAAGGAGAAGGCTTAAGCCCTTTCCGCATGGCGCTATAACGGGCCTTCGTCGCTTCCGAATGCCGACCCCCTTTGAAACCCGCGTCACCTCCAACAGTGCGATTGAGAAAGCCCGGAAGCGTCCAAAACTGCGCTATCCAAAACCGTTCGCGATCCTCCCACTCCGCCACGCTTACATGTTCCAATGGCCATATCAACGGGCGCACCAAGTCCGTACTCAATTCTCGAATCCAGAAAGCCCTCGCACTACGCGCCTTTTTCGCTTCACACACATGACAAGCAAGGCGATGTGAAAGAAGCGCCTCCGTCTTGCCGATGTACCGAATGAGCGCTGGTTGACGTGGGTCGGATAAAGCATAGATCGTTGCTGAAGCACTCACGTTGCAACACCTACGCCTTGACGGGGCTAATGGCAAGGGCGCAAGTTGCGGATGTGCCACGCGCCAACCGATCTAGCCGCAACGCCTACGGGCTAACGATTGCCGCCGGGCAGAGCGAGCTTGACGTGTTTAAGTTCTGCTTCGCGCACCGGCACGAGCACCCGGACCTGCCGCCGAGGCGCGAGTTGTTCCGATATGTCGCAGACCGGATGCTGCCCGGATACTTTGAGTGGCACAAATGGACTTGGGACGTGGTGGACGCGCTGTGCGGCAGCGGGCTGGTAGCGTTTAGCGGGTGCAGCGGAAGCGCCAAGACAAGAAACGTCGCGGGCTTTCTCACGGTATGGTGGCTGTGTGCGCCAGAGATTAGCAGCGCCTGCTTCGTCAGCACAACGGTAAAGAGCCTGCGACGGCGCGGCTGGGCGGAGATACAGCGGGCGCACTCGATGCTGGACGATACGTTCGGCAACATGATTGATTCGCGCACGTTATGGCAATGCAAACAGGGCGACGACAGGCACGCCATCGTCGGACGAGCCGTCGAAGAAGGCAGCGTGACGAAGGTGGCGGACGACATCAAGGGAGTGCATACGCGGCGGCAGGCAATCGCGATTGACGAGGCGACGAGCGTGCCGGAGGCAATATACGACGCGAGCGCGAACCTGTTCAGCTACCCGGAGGACTTTCTGCTTGTGACGATGGCCAACCCGCGTCACCGACTGGATTCCTTTGGGCGGTTCTGCGAGCCGGAAGGAGGTTGGACGAGCGTCAACGTCGAGACGCCAACATGGACGGCGCGACCGTTCAGCGCGTGCGGGGGCAAGAAGCCGGTGGTGGTGCGGTTCGACGCGGAACACTCTCCGAACATCACGGAGGGCAAGACGGTGAGCGCGCACTTGCCAACGCGGCTTGTGGTGGCGAACGCGAAGGCTCACAGCGGAGGGACAAGTCCGCACTACTGGACGAACTTTCGCGGGTTCTGGCCACCAGAAGGACTGGTCAAGACGGTGTTCAGCGAGAGTGCGCTGTACAAGTTCGACGC